AAAATATCACCGTTAGCTTTTTTTGCTGCGTTGTTGATCGCGTCAACGCATGAACGGTTTTTATTGACGATAATACTCTTAGGTTTTGGTCCATTCGGATCCAACAACCAATTACGGGAATAGGTATTTATGTATCGATTTACGTCGTCATCTTCATCCAATGACACTATCAATTGCAAATAAGTGTCTCCACTTGCGATATTAATCCATTTGTCAATGGTCGAACATGACTTTTCCGGCCTACTCCGGCTCGGATGTATCAGGCTTATTTTCATAAATAGCTGATTTTGTAATCCTTTAGCTGAAAAAAACACGATGGACACCTTTCGAGTATAAAAGGCGCTAAAGGATAGTAATTAATCCCTAATTTTGCCTTAACGCTTCGAATATCAGCCTCCCTGTTCAGTTTTCCGTAATTTGACTCGCTCATCATCAAATTATTCAACTCTTCGTCTGTTTTTATCAACTCCATCGCCGGATTTAGGAAATTAGTGATGTAATCCTGGTAAATTTCACGTTTAGCGACGTAATGGTTCTGATAAATCGGATTTTTAACCTCTCCACACAGTTTAAAGCCTAATTTCGACCATAAAAGCTCCATCGCTTGCTTACTTGATGGGTGCCAGTGATACAAGTGCGCTAACATGGTGTGTTTTTTACTGTTTTTAGTCAATGAAAGTATATCATAGTCAGAATTTAGCACTTCCAACGATAACGGTACTCGCAAACCAACCCGACTACGTAGTTTTTCCTTTAGTTTCCAAGAACACACCCCTACTTTGTCCGCAGTGGAGGCAGAAACCAGCTTACTAATCCAATCATTCTCGAAGAAAATGGTAAGTCCCTCTGTTTTATAAGGAATTGCAAAAGGTAATAGCTTTTCTTTCTGTTCATCTTTGTAAAATAACTGATAAAGTTCCGTCATACTTTTACTAAATCGGAGAAATGATACAACTTAGTAAAGTTCTCAAAAACTACATCACATATCCTTCTAGTGTAGTCAATCGCGAATATTTTACCTATGCCTTCAACTGTAGCAACTTTTTGGAATATGGTGAATCTTTGTCTAGTGTACCTCATGCCTTCAGCCATGACCTAAGACGGTTGTAACATGATCCGCAGCTAGGGCTAAGTCTCTGGCGGGTCTCAGTGTAGTACAGTTTGAAAGCCTCGGCCCACAGAGGATCTTTATTACCGCTAACCTCTAGAATGTTTTTAGCTTTCAATGCTTCACGGAGTTCGATGCGCGTCATAGTCTCATTAAGTCATCCCAAACCTTAAAATCTTCATTGAATCTTCTTGAACCATCCGGACTCTTAGGATAATCAAGCCTGTTCGGTTTGTGCTTAGCTACAAAGTTCTTAAGGGTTGTAATTTGATTATTTAGAATCTTTTGATACTTGCGACACTCAATACAATCAATTTGTTGTTGCGCAAAGTCGGATATGCCTTTGAATACATCCATATCGAAATTTAAACAAAAATTTAAGTTTTCCTTTAAATTGCGAAGAAATAAAAAAGGGAGGAACCTCTCAGAAACCTCCCTTCTTACTAAAGTACAATAAACCGCTAAAATTCCAAAGCTTCTACAAGTGCCAAAGTTGTGTTATAATCAGTCTTCAACAGGATTCTATAAGGTAGCTTCTCGCTTCCAATCATCGTCACCTGATCAGTAGTGTCCTCACCCTGTAAGCGTCCCGTTGTTCCTGTAGTCCCGTCACCCGCCGTCATACCGTTCTCTGCACCGTAGATTCTGAACTCTGAATTATTTGTTAAAACAATAAATCCAACGTTAGAAACTGACAGATCAGAAAGGGCCGCAACTTCATCCGGAGTATCCACGAAAACTCTGATTACTCCCGTTTGTGTCCAGCTAGCCGCCCCGCTTTCCGCGACAACAAGATTGTGCGTGAACTGGTGGCTGAATTTCCTAGACTCGAACTCATAAAGCCCGTCATATCCATTAAACTCCAGCCCAGATACGTATCCTGTGCCGTTGGGATCTATCCCAGTTGTGAGGTCGTCAATGTTAAACGCCCACAGTCGTCTTACCCCTGAAACTCGTTTTAAGGATAAGCAATTAAAATTAAACCCTTGGGTTATGCCGCATAGTGCCATGATATCTTGGGTTTAATTACCTTGCCCATGAAATCAAATCACATTGCGCGAAATTATAACCGAAGCGCATTTTAGCCTTTATCAGGTTAGAATTAGTCCGACAATCGAAACAGCTTGTAAGGTTGTTCAAATCGCTGGCCCTTTCTACACCGAAAATGTGGTTATCCTTCGCTGTATACACAATGAAGTGTCTCATCTCATCGTAGAACGGGTTCGTAGAATCATTCTGCAAGCTGTCGTCAGCAAACCAAAGAGGTAAAAGTTTTATCCCTCTATAGAACAGTTCAGTAGATCCATCTTGAGAAAGTCTCCAACTTCCCTCAGTACAGCAGTTAGCTATAAGTGAGTCGTAGTAGTTTTCCCACACTGACCCAGTAACCCAAAATACTTTCTGGGCTGTAGGAAGTTGTTTCAATCTTACATTTGATTGACCCCACAAAGCGCGAAGTTGATCGCGGGCTTGATCTGCCGTTAACAGGGTAAGGTGATTATTACCAAAGCCAGGCCCTACAGGCTGCACACAATAGGCAGCTTCAGAATCAAGGAAGTGAGTAAACACCCCGTCGATTACTGAGTAGATCGTTGTATTTCCAGCTCCTAGTGAATTGTCCCCGAAGAACAAAGCCTTCATAACGTCTAACTGCATAGTAGCAGTCACACGTTTGAAGATCAAATTCATCAGCTTGTTAGTGAGCTCGTAACCGTCTACTCCAGGAGCGATAAGGTCTGAATCAGAGAGAGCGGTACAAACTGCGCTAAATTCTTCCTCGCACCATTCCAGGTTAACGTAGAATTTCCCAGTAGTCAAAACTCGGTCAGTGATTGATCCGGCCTGTGTGTAGGTAGGATTACAATCTCCAGTACCTTTAGATAGAACCGAAGTTAGTGCTGCAATATAGTGTAGGTACTCCCCGCACCTGATACCCTGAACAACCCGCATAAGATCGGATATCGCAGGAACACCGATTTCAATGGGTTCAATTAAATCCAGGTTCAATTTGCCTGGGTATGTATACGTGATGTTTGGCGTATACATTGAATTTACAATTTGATTCTCTTTCATATTAATCGGTGTTTCTTACGTCTCTTACTCTATTTTTGAAAAATTCCGCTAAAGGATCTTTGCCTTGTGGCTGACCTTCGAAAGGAAGTTTAGTAGCTTTCGCCGGTGGTGTGGTATCGCCTACGGTAGTATTTTTGAGCTTGTCTATCTCTGCTTTCAGAGTTGGTAGCTCGATGTTCAATTTGTTTTCGAATGACTTTGCCTTAGCTTCTGCTTTGGCTGCTGTGTTTGATTGAGCTTCTAAAGCAGATTCCAATTCTTTGATTCTAGCTTTTAGTTGTTCGTTTTCTTCTTTGACTTTCATGTCTTCTGTATTTTCTGGTTCTTCTTCCTTTTTAGCTTCCGGTTCTTTAACTGATGCAATAGTTCCGGATTCATCGACTGTGATTACTCGCCCGCTTGCTAGGGTATGTTCCCCCGCCGGCAAAGCTGATCCATCTTCAAATGTGACTTTCTTTCCAGTCCAGTCGCCGTCTTCTGACTGTACAGTTATTACCTTACCATCAGCAAGGGTATCGGTCATGTTTTTGGGTTCCTCATCGAAAAGCTGATTGAACAACTTTCGAATACTTGTGAGGATAGTTTTTTTATCTTCCATGTGTTTATAGTATTTAAAATCTGCTGAAGCGACAGCCTTTAGAACTTCCTGAACCTCGTCAACGAATCCCAGATCTTTAGCCTGTTCAGGCGTAAGCCAGGTTTCGTTATCATACATATCTGAAAGTTGCTGGACGGTTAGTGATGTTCTACCAAGCCATGATTCGATTAATTGCGTCTTGATTCTCTCAAGCTGGGCGGCAACGTTGCGTAGGTCTTTGTGGTCTCCGGAGACCGAAGTGATTTTAGGGTTGTGAACCATGAACTGACTTTTAGCATTCATGATAATTCGTGAACCCGCAGCAGCTATCAGGGTGGCTATCGAAGCGCAAACCCCTTCTATCTGTACTGTAATATTTTTACCTGTATTCTTGATAGCATTATAAATTGCGTACCCTTCGAATACATCCCCGCCTGGGGAATGGATGTGGACTATATAGCTATCGTTTTTGGGGGAGATTTCCTTTAGAACCGTGTCTAAGGTTACCTGTTTTCCCACCTCGCCATAAACATAGATATGACCTATCATCGCCGTGAATTTGGCGAGAATTAGTACACAACGTGTGCACCCGCGATTGCGTTATTCAAATTTGTGGATTATGTAATAGACTTGGCGTTCCTGTAATCTCCCAAAATCTGCCGCCTCTGTGAGCGCTTGTTTTCTAGGCTTACCATTTTTTAAAGCCTCCTGATAAACGTAAACTATTTGCTCATCACGGGTAAGATTACAGTTTATCCAGCCGTCCTTCACTAAGGCTTGAATTTTCTCTTTTGGGATTCCATATTTATCGGCTAGGCTCATCTTTTAGAGGCTTGTTCTTTTACTCTAACCCTATTTTGCATCTTAGTTACTTCCTTAACACCGACTACAGGAGCTGGCATGTTCTTAACAATGTTTGCTATTTCTAATTGTTGATTTATTGGAGTGGAAATTGAATTAGTCACTAGCCCGCCGTCAAAGCTGTATCCATTAACTCCCTGCCTTAATCCATAAGTTGGCCGCATGGCATTTGCTGCCATTGGACCGCCAACTTTAGCTACATCTTCTTGATTCCAAACTACTTCACCCTTATGAACTCTACCAGCGTATTCGTACTTCCCTCCCGCCCCGGTATAGCCACCTTCCGCGAACTCTACGCCATTGATAGCAGCAACACGCTGTAATCCCTGCGCAACTGCTAAAGCTGCCGCAA